AGCGATGAGTTGCCGCCGTCTCCACCCGCGGTAGGCGTGGCCGCGCCAGCGCTGCCGGCAGCGCCCACCGTGACCGTTTCGTTAGTCCCGAGCGCAGCCGCAAGCAACCATTTCTCCGCGTACGTGCCGCCTGCGGCACCGCCCGAGGTCGCGCCCTGCGCTGCAGCGGTCGCGCCTGCACCGCCCGAGCCGCCGCCGCCGCCGATGCACTTGACGCGGATCGCCCGCAGCCCGGGGTATGAGCCCTTGCTGAACGTGCCCGAGCCGGTAAAGATCACCCGCTGTGAGAACCAATACGAGTTGGCGGGGTTGTTGAGCAGGGCGGGTGTCAGCTCATCGCCCGCTGCTACGTACTGACTCATGGTCCGCTCCTAGGGGGCTGCAAAGATCGGGTTCTCAACATCGACGGAGGATCCCGCGGGGATAGTGCGCTCGATGCCATTGATCGGCGCGGCGTCGACCGTGAACGTCTGCGGCGAGCTGGCGCCCGTGACCGTGGTCACGTTCAGCACCACCCCGCCCACTCGGATGTGGTACGGCTCAGAAGTGGTCGACCACAGCTCGTTAGGCGCCGTGCTGGCCACGGACATGCTGGTGGCAACGCCTGCGTTGAAACTGGCCGCGAGCGTCGAGCTGCTCGACCCAGCACGCATGAACCCCGCCGTATCAGCCTGCCCGGCGCGGTACGGCCCCGCAGGAGCGCAGCTCAGCGAGAGCACGTGGTGGTACGAGCGCAGGTTGTGCTCTCCCCCGAGCACGAGCAGCTCGACCTGATCGGCGTCCAGCTCATCGATCGTGATGCGGTCGCCCGGCCGTAGCTTGGTCGCCGCCACGATCAGCTCGGGATGCTTGGTCAGGTCGATAGTCACGTTCCGGTACCGCGCCCCCGGCCACGTGCCTTTCATCAGCGTCCAGCCGGCAATGTCGCGTAGCCCGTCAACGTCCTCGGGATTGACATCCACCTGCGTCTCAACCCGTGTGATGCCCTGCGGATCATCGATCGGATCGCTGACGTTGTTCGGTCCGGTCGCACGCTCAGCGTGGGCGAACGTGTTCTCTCGCGAGTTGGCCGTGACCGCGTTGGTGATCCCGAGGTCATCCGTGGCCGGACGGATCGGCGGTGCGACATCGACGCCGTACGTGAGCGCCATCACCGCATCCTGATTGCGCATGCTGGCCCCGGTGCGCAGCTCCAGCCCGTTCCACCCGCGACCGTCGTACATGAGACCCATCTCAGTACGATTGATCTCGGCGAGCAGGTTCGGCACCGTGTCCGGGAACTGCGGCCCCATCGGCAGCGCATCCGACCCGTACACCGCCGCGGGGATGCCGTGTTCGGCGCAGATGCGCAGGAACCGCGCAGCCGTCGTCTCGCCAGGGTAGCCGCGCGCAGCCGTGGCCGCCTCGCCATCGGCGCGCACGGCCGACCACACGGCCACATGCGACACGTGCTCGGGGTTGCCGCCGGCGCCGAACCCTGACCACGCCTCGTTGACGTGGACAGTGATCGGGACTCCCGGGGTCGCCACCGGCGAGCCGAAAAACGGGACATCGTTGATGTAGAGGGTCAGGTCAGAAAACGGCGGATTGTTCTGCACCGTGAGCCGCAGGGTATAGGGCGTGCCCGCGGTGACGATCAGCCCCGTCTCGACGGAGACGCCGCTCGGCCCGACCCGCGCAAAGTAGCGGTTGCCCGACGTGCCCGAGTCGTCGTAGATCGCGATCCCGTACCGCTGACCGGTGGCGTCCCGAGTGAACATCAGGAACCCGACGTGTAACCCCGCGATCGTCGGCAGGGTCTCCCACGCGACGGTCAACTCCATCTCGTACTCAGAGGGGGTGCCCGGCGCGAACCCCGTCGAGCCCGTCAGAGTGCCGCCAGCGCCGAGGTTCGCCCCTCCCGCGGTGCCAGGGATAACGAGCGACTCGGGAGGTTCGAACGTGACCGTACTGCTCGCGACCAGAGGCGGCGCGGCCGACAGCCCCGAGCCCGGCGCCGTCGTGGTAGTGCCGTCCTCCAGCGGCCAATACGCGCCCGGCGCGGCTGCGGTGATCGCGCCGCGCAGCGCAGACCACACCGCTTTGCTCGCGTTGACGCGCTGGGACGGCCCCGTGATCGCTATGTCCGTCCACGAGTCGCCCCGGTCGGGATCCTCCGAGTCCCACTCGGTGTCGCGATCGGGCAGCCAGCTCGACACCGCGCCGTCCGCGATCGGGACGTACGTGGTCGACTCCCAGTTGTCATACGAGAACACAACCGGGGACGCGTTGGAGTTGCCCACCTCGCGCCCGGACCGCACGCCAATCCACCCCGTCACGGGCGGCTCGGTGTTGTCTGTCGCCACGAGCTGCCACGCGTCCGGCTCGGCGTTAGCCGCGATCCACACTTTCATGTGGATGCGCGAGCCCGCCGCGAGTAGGCGCACCCGCAACGGCTGACCGGTCCCGGTGTGCGTCAGCCCGGGTACGGCGTTGAGCTGGCCGATGATTGTCGAGTCTCGGGCGTAAATCGTCAGAATGACCTGATTCGACAGGCCCACCTCGACGCGCCCCATGAGGTACGACGAGACGCCGGTACCCCGAAAGATGATGTTGGCGGGCTCCAGCCGCGCCCCGGTCGCCTGCGCAACCTTGAACGTGACCGCTATGTCGACATCGCGTACGGCGATGCCTTGCATCTGAGAGCGGCGGTGCGCTGCCGCGATGGGCACGCTATGTGTGCCGAACCCCCCGGCCACCTGCCAATCGGCGACGCCGATCGTGCCGCCCTGCCCGACCAGCGACCACACCTCGCCCGAGTCGGCCGAGCCCCACGAGTCGACTGAGGTGCGGCCGAACGCGTCGGCCGTGTCGCTCATCTCGCCCGAGGTCAGCCCGGGCAGGAGCGCGACACGGCCGGGAGTGTTGCGCCCGATCACGCCATAGAGCGACGAGCGCGTGTCGTCAGGCGCATACGCCCCCGTACGGTTGTCCAGCTCCGCCGTACAGATCGCTGGCGTCAGCGCGTCCGAGCCCTCGTCGGGCACCCCCCACGTCGCTTTGACCTCTTGGCGCTCCAGCGACCGAGCGTGCTGCCATGCGCCCGAGTAGTAGAGACGGGAGCGGATGTTGGTCGCCCCCATGTCAGGCCGCCTTGACTCGGATGCCGATAGCAGCAGGGCCACGGCGACGCACAGCGCGAGCAATGATCTGGACGATCGCGTCATCAATCCCGCTCCCGGCCGAGTCGATGGTGATGCCCCCGCCCCCGCCGCCGCCGGACTGTCCCGCCGGGATCACGCGCTCGCCGGCGCGCAGCACGCCGATAACCTCGGTGCCCGGCGTACCCGGCACGGTGCCGCCCTGGTGGAAGTGCGGCAGGTTAGGGACGCCGATCGTGTTTCCGCCGATGATGGGCACCCACGAGGGGACTGACCACTGCAGGCGCCCGATCGTGTTATTCCACGCGTCAGCGACAAAGTTGAACGCAGCCCGGAAAGGCGCCGAGATGAACCCTCCGACTTTCTTGAACACCGCGCCAATCTTGCTCGGGAGCCCACGCAGCCAGTCCCACACGTTGCTCGCGATTTTCTTGACGAATGTCCACGTGACGCGCCACGCGTCCTGAAACCACGTGGTCTTCTTTGCTATCAGGATGACGATGGCGACGAGCGCCGCAATAGCCAAGATCACGAGTCCGATGGGATTCGCGTCGAGGGCGATATTGAGTAGCCATTGGGCAGCCGTCCACAGCCCCGTGGCCGTGGCGATCACGGCAGTCTTGCCGGCCTGAAACACGGTAGCTGCGGTGTTGGCTACCACGCTCGCCGTGTTCTTGACGATGCCGCTCGTGAGCAGACCATAAATCGGCCCCATGGACATGAGGATTGGTGACAGCATCCCGGCCACGTCAGCGAAAGCGCCATACTTGAACTTCAGCTCCTCGGCCTCTTCCTGCAACTTCTGCAGCGGCGTAAAGGACTGATCAACAATGTCGCTATTGCGCTGGAGTACGCCCGAGGAATTCTCGACCGCATCGGCATAGCCGTCGAATTGCGTCTCGGTGATGCCGAGGTTATCGAGCAGCTTGGAGAAATTACCGTCCGATTCCTTAAGCGCGCTCGTCAGCTCGGTGCGCGCCGCGCGGCCCGTGAGTCCGAATTGCTGCTCCATCTCGCCGAGGAGCGCCGCGGTGTCATCAATGTCCAGCCCGGTCGCCTGCAGATCGGGGCCGATCCGACCGAGCAGCGCGAGGAAATCGGCCTGAGAGCTGGTGGTGTGCTCTTGGATGAACCCGAGCGCCGAGAGCGCGTCGGACTCGTGCCCGACGCCGATGCCCATCGTATGCAGCGCGGTCCCCGCCTTGCCCAGCTCGGTCGCGCTCTCGCCCGTGGCGTCGCCCACCATGTCCCAGAAATTGGCGTACGCCTTAAGCTGATCCGCGCTCTTGAGTCCTTGCTGCTTACCCGTCTCCATCAGGTCGAGCACCTCGTTAAGAGGGAACCCGACATTAGCGGTCTCGGTCGCGAGGTCGCGCATGGCGCCCTCGCTGATGCCGAGGGAGGCCGCCAGCTCGCGCGTCTGGATATTGCTGTCCGCCTGCCCGCGAGCGAACGCCTCCAGCCCGAGCCCGGCCGCGGTGCCTGCCGCGGTGATCTTGGCGAACGTGGAGTCAAAGATGCTCTTGGCGTGCGCGGCATCCTTCTCCAGCGAATCGGCGTCGATGCCGATGCCCACCACAAGATCGTCAATGGTGCTCATCCGTCTGCCTCGCCTCCCTCCGCTGGTGCGTCGGTCCACTCGCCCCCGAGTTGCGACGCTAGCATTCTGCCGACCCTCTCCAGCTCTTCCGGATCGCTAGCCTCGCTGGCGCTCTTGAACGCGAGCAGGAAATCCTTAGGCTGCGCCGGCTTGCCTTTCTTGCCCCGGTTGACGTTGACGAGCATCGAGGTTATGAGCGCGGCGTGCCAGTCTGCCCGAGCCGGCCCGAGCGGACCGTGCGCCCGCTCGTACGCCTGCCAGTCGGTCAGCTCCTCACCCGACATCCGGGCGAGCAGCTCGGCGACCGTCATCCCGCCGAGGTGACCGGCTAGCCGGTGGTAGAACTCCCGGATAGGTCGGTCTTTGAGTCTTTTCCCGCCTCCTCGATCGCCCTCGGTCCCTGCCCGCTGAGCTGCTGAGCAATCGCGAACAGCCGATTGATCACGCGGCCAGACTTGCTGCCGAGCTGCTCGGCAGTGATCGGCAGCGGCTCATCGGTCTCGGGATCGAAGAGGCAGCCGACCAGGAACCGGGAGCGGTAATTCTTGCTCAGCTCTACGTTCATGTCGCCGGACTGCGTTGCCTTGAGTGCGAACATCGACGCGTCGTGAGCGTCGACCACGGTGCCGCTGGCACCACGGATACGAATCTCGGCCGGCGTGCCATCGGGCAGCGGCCACTCTGGCACCTCGATGTCCTTGAACGGACGGTCATCAGCGGCGAGAATCGCCCCGACGAGCGGATGCGCGAGCGCTGCCGCTCGCGCCTCGCTGACCGTCTTCGGAGCACGTGCCCTTTGCGTGTTGGCCATCAGAGGGAACTCGCATCGCCCACGGTCGGCTGACCGGTGACCTTGAGTGTTGCCGCGCACGAGAGCTTGTCATCGTAGGGCGAGTCCGGCTCGTACGAGGTCAAGATCCCGTCGAACGTCCACGCCGCTCCCGAGCGCCACTCGACGCGGTAGGAACGCGGCTCGTCGTCCTCGAAATCGGCGACCAGCACGTCATGCACGCTGGGGCGACGGTTCATGTCAAACGACACCTCGCCGCCGTCCTTGAGTCCGCCAAGGAACTCCATCCACCCGTTCGGCGAGTCGTGTGCCGTAACGTCGATCGTCTCACGCTTGATACCCGGTCCCGAGATCGACGTGAGCGAGGCGATCACCTCGAACGTCGCGCCGTTGAACCGCTGTAGCTGCGTGCCAAATCCATCCTCGCCTGCCACGGTCACACCTCCTGAGATGTGTAGATACGGAACCTGTCAATGCGGTGCCTGATCGTACGGTCCGGATCACGCAACGTTTGCGAGAACTCGTGGCGGATCATCCACACCGTGACCCCTGATGTTACGGCGTCGAACGCCTCGGCCTGCAGGTCGAGCACCGCGACGAGCCGCGCTCCTATCCGGTTGACGCTGCGCGCGGTACGAGCCTTGTCCCACGAGTGCAGCGTCTCGGCCACCTGCCGGCCCTGCCCGCTGTGCGTGCCATCGAGGATCGAGGTCGCCTCTCCAATGTGGACGTACGGAAAGTCCTCGTCCTCGGGAGGCTCGTCCCACACGCTGCTCTCGCCGATGAGCGCGGTCAGCGCGGCGTCGCCGAGGAGCAGCGTACGTAGGCCCACCTGTACCGCGTCGAGCGGATCAATCGTCGGAATGATGATCACCCGGACAGCTCCTCTCGTACCGCGGCCGATACCCGGTCAGGGAAGCGTACGCGCGAGCGTTCGGCTGCCGGCTGCGCGAACGGCTGCGCCGGCTGCCGGCTCGTGCCGCCCTCGACCGCGAACGAGTGCGCAGCGGTCGACACCGCCTGTCCCCTGAGTCCGTCGACCTCCGATTGCATCCCGTCGCGCAGCGCCCCGGTGTCGACCGGAACCGAGTCGCGCATGTCCTGCGTGACCTCTTCCGTCTCGTCCGCCACGGCTTTCTCGGCGCCCTTGCGCATCTGCTCGGGGAGATCGTCTAGCCGGCCCATCACCCGATCGAGCCCGCTGACTTTGATCCTCAGCCCGTTCGACTTAGGCACGGCCCAGCCTCGCCTCTGCGCGCTGTATGCGGGCATCAAGCCGCGCGCGGGTGGCCGGATCCTGTGACCGGGCGCGCCGGCCGCGGAGTCCCTCCAGCTCTAGCCGTAGCTCCTCGCGTCGCTCGGCCCGAGCGGTCGCCTGCGGCGACAGATCCCCAGTCCCCTGCACTACCTCACCCCTCCCGCGAGGTGGCCGGCCATGAGCGCGTCATGTCGTCCGGCCACGGGCGCCCGCTCGTACTGACCGCGCTCGGGGAACCGCGCGCGCAGCTCCTCGCCCATGCCGCCGGCCAACGCCTGATCGTTGGTCGAGGCGAACGTGCCGAGGGCGCCCGCCGTCGAGCGGTAGAACTTCACGTCCGTCGCCTGCGTACCGCCGTACCCGACCCAGTTGCCATAGAGAGATCGTTTCTGCACCTGTGCGAGCGCCTCAGGGCGCCACGCGGTCACCTCGGCCACCATCCGCCGCAGCGCGTCCCGATCCATCACCATCGGCACATGCAGCTCATACGAGTACTCCAGCGGCTTGCCGAACACTGTCAGCGCCTCGGCCGTGGCGTTGGTCTTGGCCGGCCCGTGCGGGTCACGCCGCTCGCGTGCCGTGGCCGCCCAGTCCGCCCACGTCTTGCGCCACAGCCGCGGGATCGTCTCCACCGGCTCGACCACGAACATGTCATCGTGGAACCAGTAGAACTCGGGCGACAGCGCGCGGTTACCCGCGATGGCCGCCGTAATGCGCGCCGTGTTGACGTGTCCCACCGAGCCCTGCCGCACCGGGACATGAGCCACGCCGGCCAGCCACCGAGGCTGCCCGCCGTACACCCAGACGCGCCCGTGCGGGAGGTTCACCAGCGAGCGCAGCGCGTAGCGCAGCTCCTCGTACTCACGCCCCTGCCGGACCATGAAAACTACGTCGCGCGCGTCCACCCACTCACCTCCCCGGCGCCACGAACCGATATGAGCCGAGTCGGTACGGCGGGGTGAATCCTCGCCCCTCCTCGATCTCGGTCAACTCTAATCCCTGCTCGTCGGCTAGGTGCATCCAATCGCCGCCGTTGAGCCAGCGTCCCTGCGGGTCTGCGTCGAGGTACGCACGGGCGCGCTCGCGACGGTTGTCCGGCTCGATCATCTTGAGGTGGTACATGAACACCGGCAGTCGGCAACGGCTCAGCCGCGAGACGATCGGTGTCGGCTGGCAATGGATCGGCTTGTGCGGGAAACGCTGCCCGTGGTGCAGGTGGAACAGCCGCTTGCGGTCGCCCTTGGTTCCCCACGGCCCGTCCGATCGCCATTGGGTGGGGGTCCACATCTCGCGGAACGGGAACGTGAACACTGCTCGCCTTGACGCGCTACTGAGTAGCGCCGGCACCAGCTCGGCCGCCCGGTCCTCAATCCGCTCGTCGGGATCGATGAACAGAACCCACCCGGCGCCGGCCGCCGCGAGCAGCTCGCGCTTGTGGGCGTTGAGCTGTCCCTCGTGCGGCCACGGCCCGCTCGTCGGGGTGGGCACCTCGATGACCTGATCCACCCACCGGAGATTCTCGCGGAGCCCGTCAATCAGCTCTTGCGGCTCGTCGCGGCGCGCGTAGATCGCGGTGAGGTGCGCCGCGGTCATGGCGCGAACGGAGGTAGGGCGTGCGCCGGCATGAGAGCGCGCACGAGCGCCGTCTGGTCCGGCAGCGTCTCGGCGGCCCACCGCTGATAGGCCGGCCTGTCAGCGGCGTACTGCGCCCGCGAGTTGACGCGCTCGTACTGCGGGTCGCGCTCGGCCTTGCCTGCGCTCGGGTGCAGGTGCTCGATCGTCACGTCGGGAAGATAGCGCAGGCATCCCGCGGCGCGCCCGAGGTCGCGCACGGCATCGTCACAGTAGAGATGGTCAACGGGCGCCGGCACCATGCGCCGGCCGAGCGCGCGGCAGATGTTCG